GCCAATTTGATTCCGATTCATCCCGGCGACGTGGACTTCGTCGGTCAATCCGAAGTCGTATCCGTTGGCCGATGCAGCCGTCACGACTGAGTCCATCACAGCTAATTGCTCACGGTTCAGTTGTGGGTAGAACTTGTAGACTGTGGCTGCGTATTCGTCTGCAGGCTGCAGTGCATCAATGAAGAAATGTCCACACTCACCAGTGGCGACGTTTTCCAGGACGCATTGTTCACCGTCGTCGGACTGAAACTTGTAGACGGTACCGTTGTCGGAGTCGGTCAAAGTAAAATATTTCATGGGCTCGGTTCCTTGAAAAAAGAGTGGAAGACTCCCGGCCGATCCGGGAGTCCTGAGGTGGATCAAAGGTTGTATTCGTCGCGGAAAGTCCAGTTCCAAAGATTTGCCAGGGCGCTGCAGCCCTTGTCTGAGGGTGTCTGGATTCCAGCGTTAAAGCAGGCGTCGGCGATACACATTGAAGTGGCACTGTTGTCGCCGAGGTAGACGGCGATCAGGTCGAAGTACTTGCGGGCTTTGGTGTTGGCTTGAGCGGTCAATGACATGGTGGTTCTCCCCGTGGTGATAATAGACTTATCGTACTACGATATTCAAGGCTGAGACCAATTTGTAATCGACTGCAATCACTAGTGGAATCGGCTGGCAATTACTTCCGAGCTCGAAAAACTTTAGACAACTGACTGATTTCTGGTCGGTTTTAGGTTGGGGGAATCCGGGAGTCCAGGCTTCCAGACTCAAGCGGACACTATTTGTCCGGATGAAGTGCCAGATTGGCGCAGTCCATCTCCTTATGAGTCCCGCTCGATACGCGTCGCCACCGCTGCAGCGCTGGACTTCCGCGGGAGTCCTGGACTATGGGGCTTGAGGGTTAAGGCGCTCAGCGCCCGGATCTATGGCTCTGCTGGAAGAATCTCAGCCTCAAGATATTCGCCCCGAAGTCCGACCAGAGGGTTCGAGTCGCCCCCGATCCCTACCTCAGCCCTGTCCACTTATGGCAATATCCGGACAAACCCAATACCCCCAAGGGGTTAACCCCTATTCCATCCACCCACCTACCAGGTTCGACCCCGATGCTGGCCAATATCCGTGCCATCATCCGTAAAGATTCCGTAATCTGTACGGCGTAAAGTAGCAGGCTGAATGATTGCAGCATGATAGCTAAGGTGCTGAGATGATTGAGGTATTGGAGGGGGTGCCGGGACCCAACCCACCCCACCCCAATTGAAACTGGAGGAGTCCCAGTAGCCCCAAATTTTTTGAAACTTTAAAACTTACCATAACCTTACCCCTACCCTCAGTAGCCCCAAATTTTTTCAGATTTCAATACTTACCATAACCTTACCTCCCCACCTCCAAAACCCCTCAACTTCCCATAACCAGATTCCACCCCGACACAATTTCCCAAGCTGCTTCGAGGTAAACTGGAGGGAATCCTCTTCCGATCAACCGTTAGAGCGACCATGCTGAAGGCTGCAGCGATGGAATGACCCGTCGCTGCAGTATTCCCGAAGATGAGAGAGGTAGACGATGCCGGTAAAAAACAAGGCGGCACGAAGGCGAGCCACGGCGAGCATCTTCAAAGCCTTTCGGGGACACACCCGGACGGACGAAGAGCAGGAAAAGGAAGAGAAGAAGAAAAAGAAGACCGCCAGGTCTACTGCAGGGGCTTTGACCCCCAGTATCAAGGCGCGAAGGGCCGGAAGGAAAGGTGGAACGTAATGGCAGTGATGAGGACTGGACAATTTCCCAAGGTGGTCAACTCTGCTAAGAAGAAAAAGAAACGTAAAAAGCGGAAACCGCAACAATCCAGTGGAGGACAGTGATGGCATCGAAGAAAAAGAAGGCATCAAAGAAAAAGAAGGGTGCCGCTGCAGGGGCTGCCATCGGTGGTGCTATGGGTGGGCCAGTAGGAAGCAAAGCCCTCAAGGCCTTCAAGGCGGCAAAGGACCTCCAACCAAAGTCCACAGTGACTGAGGCGGAGTTGAAGGCTGCCCTCAGGAAGAAAGCCGCCAAGAAAAAAGCCAAGAAGAAGCCTAAAGGTTCGAAATGAACCGCCGATCCAAGGTAGGAGTCCCGGGTTCCATCCCTGAGATCCGGTCTTGACCTCCAGAGCCCTCTTCGATACCGCCGTGTCGAGGAGGGCTTTGTCTTTTGGTATGGTGGAGGTATGGATGTGGCCCCCAAAAAGATAAAGCTCCCGCCCGCTGCAGGGTACAGCCGGATTGACTACCGTGACGTAGTTGACATATTCCTGAACCAGAACCTGAGACTGAGGATTTCTTCCGGCGGGTACGAAGGATCTGAGTTGGAATTGTTGAATCGTCTCGAACTTGAGCTATCTCGGCTCGTAGAAAGGTACTCGTGTCCAGTACGCACCAAAGATCGCCCCTGACTACTGGACTGGATCAGCGGGTACAGGAGACCGATCCAGCCGAAGGCGCCAGGAAGCAGGAATCCTGGTTGATCAATATGATCGACAAAGCCGACACCATGAAGCAGTACCAGGCCCTCATCGAAGGAATGAACGCGGGCACCGTTTCAGTACCTGGATTCCTCAAGGCATTGTCGAATAATGCTGTGATCGAGCTCGCCCACCTGCTTCACAATGGCAGTGAGAAAGTAAAGATGACTGCGATCCAGGATATTTTGGATCGGTCAGGGTACGGTAAGACTCACAAGGTGTCGGTTGGCGGCAAAATCGAAGTGGACCATGAGACTTCCAGGCTGGAGTTGATCAACATGATCATGACTTCTGCAGGGAAGCTGGGCCTTAGGGGGAAAGATGATGAAGTGGTTGGTCAGTCTCCTGTCATTGATGTTACTCCTGACAGCGTGTCAGACGGCGCCGACTCCAGTGGAGGTACGGTGGAAGTTCAAGGACAGACTCAAGACTCAAAGAAAGACGATTAGGATCGTCAAGCCTGGGGTGTACGACTACGGGAAGACGACTCATCTGTGGAAGGGTGGCGACAAGCCTGTCATGGTCATCCAGGCCACCGATGTCATTGTGAAGAACTACGGATTCAGGGGTGCATCGGAGGGAATTGTCATTCGCTCCCGCAGGAATGTCACCCTTTTGAACGTCGAAGGCAGTGCCGAAGACGATCCCCTCATCCTACCTGAGACTTTTAACGGCTTGAATCTGATCGACGTATCGGTTACGACCTCTCCATGACTTTCGTGGGTGACTTTGCAGAAAAGTGTGGGCTGTCCGAGGCTGAGGTGAAAGACCTGAGCCGGTATCACGGCGTCCCTTTCGACATCGCCCTTGGAGTTGTCGCTGTAGAGTCCTCTGGCAGGGCGAAAATCCTCCGGTTCGAGAAAAAGTACAAGTGGCTCTACGGCGTCAAGGTCTTCGCCCGCAAGTTTGGCTGGACCGAAGACACTGAGACTGCACTGCAGAGGTTCTCTTACGGACTGATGCAGATAATGCTGGCCACAGCCCGGGGCCACGGGTTCAAGAACCATCCGATGGATCTACTCGAACCACAAATCGGCTTCTCCTGGGGCTGCTACCATCTCTCCACGCTGTTCAATCGGTACCAAAACTGGAACGACGCTGTCTCGGCCTACAACTGGGGCCATGTGAAGCGTAAGCTCCTGAAGCCGAAGCAGTACAAGAACCAAAAATACGTCGATGAAGTTTTCCGATACGCACGGAGGTTCCGCTGTGGGCAGGTACAGACCCCGTGACAATGCCAAGACGATTTGCCTGAGGTGCGGAGTGCAGATTCGCTTCCTTGCCTACGACGGCGGCAAGCGTATTGGTCCTCACGACGTCGCTACGAATCACCCGCATCGCTGCAAGAACATTGTGGTGCGGGTGTACTCCAAAGAAGAGTGTGAAGAGTTTGAACGTAAAAGAAAGGCCGGGGAGATTTGACCGCCACCCCCGACATTGCATTGACCCGAGAGGATTTGGAGAAGCTGTCCGATGACGAGCTTCGAAAGATTGCTCGGAAGATGCAGGATCATGAGGAGGTGATCTCCTATGCCAAAGGAGACATCTACCTCGAAAACGCCCACCAAAAACAGATCGACTTTCACAAGGCACCGAATAGGGTTCGGATCTTTTTCGGGGGTAACCGCTCCGGGAAGACCACTGCCGGGGTGAATGAAATGCGCTGGCTTTTGGAAGGAAGCCACCCGCACCGTCCGTTCCGCACACCGATCAAAGCCTGCATCGTCTGCCAGGATTTCTCGACCCACGCCCGCGACATCATCCTACCGAAGATCAAAGAGTGGTTCCCGCCCGGGATGATCGTGCGGACGGAGCGGAATCAGGCCGGCATCGAAGCGAAGATGTACTGCAAGAACGGTTCGGTTCTGGACATCAAGTCGCATGATCAGGACATAAAGGTCTTCGAAGGTTCTGACTACGACGTCGTCTGGTTTGACGAGCCGCCGCCCGAGGCAATTTTCAAGGCTCTTTGGCGTGGCCTGACTGACCGACGCGGTATCGCGTTCTTCACCGGCACGCCGATCACCGAGCCTTGGATGTACGACCTCTACCAGAAGGCAGCGGCCGAGCAGAACAAAGGCATGTACTGGTCGACGTTCGCCGAGATCCACGAGAACGTCGTCAACCTCGGAGAAGGCGACGCAGCCGAAGGTGCCCGCAGGATTTCTGAGTTCCTGGAAGCTCTCGACCCGGACGAGCGGGAGGCAAGAGAGAAGGGCCGGTTCCTCCACATGCGGGGACTGATCTTCAAGCACTGGAATCGGAAAACCCACCTGGTCAATCCTTTCGACTGGCCGGCCCGTTGGCCGATTATGATCAGCCTCGACCCTCACCCGCGAAAACCGTGGGGTCTCTCGTTCGTCGGGCTGTCGTCGGGAGGCTACAAGTTCCTGCTCAGTTCGTATTTGGTCGAAGGAGTGGTCGAGGATGTGGCCGAAGAGATCCTCCGAGCCAAAGACGAGATCGAACTGGACGGTCCGGGACGCCCGAGGATCCTTTCGTGTTGGATCGACAACTACGCCAATGTGGAAAGCATGATCAAGCGGTCGACGACCATCACCGAGGAGCTCAATAGCCTCGTGTGCCCGGCCGTTCCCCGGTTCCGGGCGGCGCCGAAGAACGTCGCGGAGAAAATCGACATCTTCAAGACCTGGCTCAAGGTCAATGAGTCCAAATTCGGGCCAAAGCCGGGCTTTATGGCCTTCGACAACTCGGAAAACCGCAAGTTCATTTACGAAATCGAGCATTATGTCTGGGCCAGCCGCAAAGGCGCCGACCGAAACAAGCTCAGGGACGTTCCCGAGAAGGAAAATGATGATATTCTGGACTCTATCATGCAGTTGGCCCTTGTCCTCGATTCCAAAAAGGGCAAACATGACCCGGAAGCCCGACCCAGAGTCCATAGCTATGTCCGGAGGTGATCTCAGTTGGTAGCCGAGAGCCGAATCGCTGAAAAAGAAGGCGAGCAGGTCCGGGACGAGACCCTGCCTCTGAACAAAATTGATCTGGACTACCTGGAGACCCTCATCGAGGACCAGGTCGAAGGTTTTCGCAACTCCCATGAAGATTACTTCGGAGAGCGGCGCGATTGGCTCTTGGCTCTTCGTGATCTACGCTACAACTACAAGGAAGGCTACTTCGACCACGCCGCCGACCTTCACGTCCCTTACACCCTGATCATGTCCAAGGCGATGCACGCCCGGATCTTCCAGGTTTTCTCGCAGCAAGGGTTCTTCGACGTCGAAGCCCAGAACATCGGCTTCCAGGACCGCGAAGAACTGATCACCCGGTTTATGAACTGGGTCACGACGAAATGGATGAACCGCGGCGAAGGAAAGCAGGGGGTCATCGACCACTGGATCCAGGAAATCATCGACGAAGGCTCTGGAGTCCTGAAATTGATGTGGGATCGGTGGGAGCACACCTACCTGGACGTCGATTTGGACGTGGAGGAGGCTCCGACGCCAGAAATCTTCGCTTCCGAAGAGGGAGTGGAGTTCGGGGAGACCTCCGAGGTCAAAGCGAAGTTCAAAAACGTCAAAAAACACACTCAACATGGTGCCCCGGCCGCTGCAGTCGTCCTTCTGGACGATTTTTACATGCCTGCAGGCCGCTACACGGTGCAAAACGCCCCCTGGATCGCCCACCGGGTCAAACTCCGGGACGAAGACCTGAAACTTCGCACCAAGCAGAAGAAATTCGATAAGGATGTGGTCGAAGAGGCCATCGAGAGGCGTCGGTCACGCCATGAGATCGACCGGAACGACACCAAAGAGACCCGGCGCCCCATGCGGGAGCTCGAAGGGATCAACCGGGAGCTCGATTCGCTCCCCCATCACGAGGAACAGGGCTTTCATGACGTTTTCGAGTGGTACGGGCGGGCTTACGTCGATGAAGACGTGGACCGGGACACCATGGAGGACGTCAAAAAGCTCCCCCAGGAGATTGTCGTCTGGTATCACCGGGGGATCCGCAAGATTCTCGGATGGACATACCTTCACCGCATCAGCCCGAGTGGTCGCCGGCCTTTCTACAAGGCGGATTTTATGCCGTCCAAGGAAAGAGCCTTCGGCATCGGCGTCGGTGAGCTTCTTTGGTCCCTCAACAACCACATCGACGCCGTCCACAATCTCAAACTGGACAACGGGGTTCTCTCTTCCCTGCAATTTGGCGTCTATCGGTCGGGGTCGACCCTCAAGCCGGACACTTTCAAGATCAGCCCGGGGGATTTGATCCCGGTCGACGATGTGAACGACATCAAGTTCGCCTCGGTGCCCTACCTCGGGCAGTTCGGGGAGAACGAAGAGCTCGCCTTGACCGGATACGGCGAGAAACTACTGGCGATCAACGACATCAACCTC